CGATCGCCAGATGCGCGTTCATGCCGAGCGGCGGCGAGACTTCGTATCGGCCTTCCTGGCGCCAGCTGGTGATGACGCTGGGATCGCTGCCGGTGAAGATAAGCAACTCGCCGAGGTCGGTCATGAACACGATCTTGTCGTCGATGCCGTCGCCGGCGTCGATCGACCAGGAGAAACACGAAAGCAATTTGCCGCCCTTGGTCGCCGCACCCGATAGCGGGATCATCGCCAGCGCGCCGCCGACGGCGTTGAGCGGCAAATACCACGCGTTCATCGATCCGGTTTCGATGAAGAAGTAGCGGTTGCGATACTTGCAGACGTAGCTCAAGCCCGCCGCCGGAATACCTGTAATCATTGACGGCTTGCCGGCAGGTGGCGTGTAGCCTGTCGACAGGGTTTCCCAGGTCAGGCCACCGCCGGAGGACGGCCCATAACGTAGTGGCGGGTTGCCGGCGTCATTGACGACGATCATCCAGTCACCAGTGGCGTTAGCCAGTTGCGAGGCGGCGTAGTTGCCCGATGTCTGCCCGCTCTTGATCAGCACCGGCGTGGTGGTGGTGACTTCGTACAGCTTGGTGGCGTTGCCCGCGAACATCTTTTGAATGTTGCCGCTGGCGTACTGAAACGCCGAGATCACCGGCGTCGTCTCCGGCAGCGTACACCACACGATACAGCCGCCGCGCAGGCTGACGCCGCGCATGGTCGGCTTCCAGTTGTCGCAAACAACTGCACCACCCGGCTGCATATAGGCTTCGTTCTCGTTCTGGATGATGCCGCGCGTCGGCGCGGGGATGGTGATGGTCTGCAGCTGCTGCGCCACCTGCTGCGGCACCGCAGCCCTGCGAAACGCCTCATGCTTGCTCATGTCGGTAACGCCCACGGATAGGCGACCCTGGCGCTGGCCGAGATCGGCTGTCGCCCCAAAATGATCGGCGCCGGGCTGTCGTGGCCCATCGCCATCGTCAACGCGTCGCCGTAAGTGCCCATGTCCTCGGCGTAGGGCGAACCCTTCTGCGCCTTCCACTGCCAGATCATCGCCAGTTTTAATACCCGCTCGTCGAGCGTAAAGCTGTCGGTATCCGACATGAATTGATCGCCGCGGCCGCCGCTTGCGAGGTCGATGCAGTTTTTGTCGAGGTAGGAGAAGTAGGCCATCACCGACACGGTCATCACCGGCCAGACGTGGATCTTGCCGCCCATGATGGTCCACTCACCCCAGGCGTTGTCGCTGGCGTTGGATGCGCGGCGATGCATCCACTCCTCGGTGTCTGGGATGAAGCGCATCGGCGTCTGCGTCGAGGTCGAGCGCCAGACGTTGCTGGTCAGCAGCATGCGCTTGAAGTTGGCCGGCAGGTTGAACGCCGTGGTGACGCCGTCGCCGCTCAGCGTTGCCAGCGTCCGCAGCTTGGTCCAGTCGCGGCTGTCGTAGGCGATGCGCTGCGCCATCTCGTTGGCGAGCGACAGCATCTCCTGCATGGTCCTGTTGCCGGTGAGGTTGGAGAACACCGACTGCGGCAAAGCTACGCCAACGGTCGAGCAGACGTCCTTGATCACCTGCAACAGAGCCATGTCACGCCGCCTTCGGGCTGCAGTCTTGCGCCATGCGGATCAGGACCGCTTTGTTCAACGTGCCGAGCGGCGCCTGGCCGGAGTTGGTCGCAATATACTCGCGCAGCTGCTCGGCGCTCATGTTTTTGAACTCGGAGGCGGCCTGCGCTTCGCGCGATTTCTTCAGCACCAGGTCCTCCTCGAGGATGGCGTTGCGGGCTTTCAGCGCCTCGAGCTCGGCCTGCATCTGCAGGTTCGGCGCACCGCGCTTGCTTTCTTCGAGGTAGGCCTGGGCCGAGTTTTTCCATTCGCGGCCGCCTTGGCCGAGGTTCTTCAGCTCGGCGCCCTCGATCGCCGCTAGCGCCTCGACGGTGTAGATGTTTTGCGCGCGCAGCTCGGCACGCTTGCCTTCACTGAGGAACGGCACCTGCGCTAAGGGCGTGCCGGACTTGGTCTGTTGCGCCTTGGCCTTGAATTGCTGGTACTGGTGCGAGAACCGCTCCGCGTAGGTCTGCTTGGTCTGCTCGCCGGTTTCGGGATCATTGATCCAACGTGACACTTCGGTTGCCGGAAACACCTTGACGTCGCGCGAGCCAGGCGAGCGGATCTCACAATGCTCGACGTCGTCGAAGATCGGGCGGCCCTCGGCCAGGGTCTTGCCCGGGTTCTGCAGCGGGATCAATTTGAAAACAGCAACCAGTAAATCATCAGGGTCTTGTCGGGGCATAGGGGTCCTTCCCTCCTAGGTTGAATTGGCCGGGGCCGCTTTCCGCGGAAGGAAGGCTTGGACCTACACGTCGGCGACCCCGGTTGGCTCGGCAGCTGGCAAAGACGTTAGGCTGCCGGGTTACTATCGTAGAGGCGCCAGTTGAAAAGCGGATTGACCATCGTCAGCTCGCCCATCCAACCGATAAATTGCGCAATCGCGTCTTTGTCGATCGGCATCATCCCGTCACCGTCGAACAGTTTGTCGAAGTTGCGTTGCGGGTGATAGCGCATGCGGAGCGTATCGGTGTTGATGCCGAACGTTGTATTCGCCGGCATATTACTCCCGATGCCACCGTCGAGCACGATCTCGGCGCGCTTGCCGCCGCCGATGTATTCCAGCGCGCTGAAGCCGAGTTGGCCGAGCGAGGTGGAATTTTGCTGGCGTTGGATCGCGACCGTCGCAGCATCGTAAGCCGCGTAGTGTTCGGGGGACATGATCAACAGATCCGCGTAATCGCGCCCGCGGGACTGCTTCATCATGGCGTAGTTGAGCATCGGGCGGATGGTCGCGCTCGTCACCTGCGTGCCGAACGGCGCAAGCGTGACGGTGCCGGCGGTGCCGTGCGGGTCGAACGTGGTGGTGCGCCAGATCGTGGCGTTGGCACGATCGATGCCACCATAGACGCCGCTCGTCGTCGTCACCGGGATGGCGGTGGCGAGGCCCGTGATCTGCTTGTTGCCGTTGGCGGTGCCGTCGGAGTAGATGCCGGCGTCCATCGCGTCCTCGAGGGCACGCTCGGCGGCCGAGATGTAGCTCTCGAAGACGTCCATGATCTGGGCGTCGCCCTGGTTGTTAAGGATCTCCTGGTACGATAGCACCACTGGAACCACACACATTTTGGGATCCCAGAAGGCGTCATTGAATAAATCGATCGCCGGGTTCAGGAGCTGATCGTAGCCGGAGTACCACTGCGCGGATTGTTTTCCGATTTGCAGCGTCTCGCGGACCTTGGGGCCGGAATAGGTCTTCCAAAGACCCTTCCGCTTCATGACGGCCAGCAGCGCGTTGTTGTTGCTGACGAGATCTTGGTAGCCGCTCGAGCGATCCTCGAGCGCCATAGACAGCACCTGCTGGTAGGCAGCTGCGGATGTTACGTTGGGCATAGGTTCTCCATCGGGGTTCAGACGTTACGACGCGGCGCCGTTGAAAGACCGGAAGGCCTTACTCACGGCGTCAGATACGGATCCGCTCGGGGTCTTGGGTCGCCGCGATGCCGCGTTTGAGGCGGTCACATCGGAGGGGGCGCTGTAGATCGAACGATCGGTCGTGGTTCGGGTCTGAGCCGACGGGTTGCGGGTCTGAGCCGCCTGGGACGCCGGGCGAAGTAACTCCGCGCGGCGGTATGCACTCTCCAGATCAAAACCGAGGTTGATCTCGTTCTTGATCAGGTCGCCAAGTTCATCGAAGCGCGGGTGCCGGCCGTCATCTGCGAAATGATCGATCTGCGACCGCGTGTACTGGAACTGGCGCTCAGTATGCAACTGTTGAAGGTGGCCTTTCAAGCCGTTAATTTCCTGGTGCAGGGCGCCAATTTGCTGAGATGCAGCGTTCTGGGCATTGCCCTGCTTCATCTGCTGGAGCTGTTCCGGCGACTGGCTCAGCACCGTGTAGGCGACGTCGCGCAGGTCCAGGCGCCGGCCGGTCTGAGGGTCCTGCAGGCCCATATTGTGCACGATCAGGTCGAGCCCGCCGAGGAGATCGGTGCGCAGCTTCTGCTCCATGCTGACGTAGTTGTTCAGCGCCCGATCGAGCGTGGTGCCTTGGGATTGCGCGAGCTGGTGGAACTGGCGCAGCGGCTTAAAGGCCTCGTGGTCGGCGCGGTAGAAATTGTAGGCCCGGCCAAACTCCTCGTGCATGCGGTGGATCTCGCCGCGCACGCTCTCGGGTGCGGCCGCCCAGTCGCGCTTGGCGTGCTCGGCCATCCGCGGCGGCGGGTCGCGGAACGGGCTGTTCTCGGGAAGGGTACGAACCGGCCCGCCCGGCTGCCCGTCCGATCGTACCCCCGCCTGCTGATCGAAGTGCCCTTTACGGACCTCGCCCTGCTGCTCGTTAACCGGCTGGCGCGGCGCAAACTGGCCGCGATCACTGCGCGGCTGTGGCTGGCCCTGGTCATCCGGCCGCTTCTTGAGGTTAAGCTTCGGCGTCTCCTCCGGCGGCTGGTTGTGGCCGGCCTTGGCCTCGGCCGGCTTCGGCTGCTCGCGCTGGGGCTTGGCCTCGGCCGCCTTGGGCTTGTTGGCGCGGTCGAAGGCGGCTTCGATCGCCTCGCGGCGGCTCGGCGTGCGCTTCTCGCCCTCCGGCACACTCGGCGCCTGGGGACCTAGCGGGTGCGGGGTGCTGCTGCGATCGGCATCAACAGGAACCTGAGACGGGGCATTTGTAGTATGCGGTGTGGAGCTGGGCTGATTGGTGGGCACGTTGGAAGGCGTAATGGCGACGTCGGACATGATGCTGTCTCCTTGAGTTATTGCGGACTGGCTGTCCGTACTTTTTCGAGGGCGGTCTTGACCGCGGTGCGGCGCGCCTCGGCCGCGGCGCGAGTGCCCGAGGTCCGCACCCGTTTAGCCGTCAGCTTCTCTGTGCCGACCTCGACCAGGCCGTTGGCTCGGCCTACCGCGCGGAAGGCGCTCTTGCTGTCATAGAACCGCCCATCGACCTGCTCGACCGGCGGCATCTGGTCGGAGATGACGTGCGGCATCGGCAAATCGGAACGCAAATCCGCATGCGTATTTGCGCGCTTGACACGCCACTTTCCTGGCTCGACCTCGATCAACTCGACGGTCATGGCGGCGGCACCACAAAGGTCACGGGAAGGCCGTAGGCGGTCACCTTGGTGACCGCCCGGCCGTACTTGACTGTGCCGACCGCCACAGCTTCCGTGACGGGCAGGCCGAGCTTGGGTGTGGTTGCCGTGACATCGATCACCGGCAGGCCGCCGGAGGCGACCGTGATCACAGCGATAGCCATGCTACTTCCCCTTCTTGCTTCGCGTCGCGGGGGCCTCATTGAACGTGAAGTCAACCTCGTTCGACTGCTCCGGCCCGTTCTTGACCGAAACCTTCACGACATCTGGCCCGTGCCAGACGTCCATGTTGATGCCGGTCGACAGCTTGCCATCGGCAAACGTCGTCGGCTCGTCTTGCCCGGCAAACACGATCACACTGTCGGCGAAGAAATTCTCGCCGGTCACATACAGCGTGGTGCTGTCGTCGCCGATCGTGATCTCGGTCGGCGTGATCGAGCTGATCGACGGCTTGGGTACCTCGATACCCGCAGGCAGCGGCAGCGCCACCGTCTGCGGCTCGTTGATGCTGGCGGTGAAGGGGAAGGCTTGAGGCGTTGTCTCTTTGCCGGTGCGCGGGGCGGCGCTGATGCCGCCCTGCTCCATACCGAGGCTGGCGGGGTCGACGATCGGCCCGGGAGGGTCGCCGCGCTTGCCGCTCGGGATGTGCGGGTTGACGTTGTCGCGCGTCAGCTGGCCAGGCCGGCCGCTGGGATCCTCCGGCCTGGTTTTTTCGAGGAACAGCGGATCTTCGCGTCGCATCTTCTCGACCGCAGCATCATCAGGCTGCGTATCCATCGGCTTGGTCTTGGCCGGGACTTCGTGTTCCTTGGTCGTCATGAACGCTCTCCTTGTGGGCGCGGCGGGATCGCCGTGCCACATCAACGCGCGAGGTCAGGTAAACGTCCAGTTGACCGTCGCCGTCTCGATCGCGCCGCCGGTTACCACCTTGACCGGCAGCGTGCCGGCGGTGGCCTTCTTCGGCGCGGTGCAGGTCAGCGACGTCGCCGACACGAACGTGGTCGGATACGCAATGCCGTTCGACCAGATGACACTCTGCCGGTTGAAGCCAGTGCCGGTCGCCGTCAACAGCGTGGTGCCGGCACCGGAGACGTTGCTGGCGCCGGATGCCGAGGTTAGCGTCGGCGCGGTCGTCGGCGACAAGGTCGAGGCGTGGCTGGCGTTGGGGCCGGCCGCGATCGAGGCCGCGGTTAGCGCAGGTCCAACGCCGACCATCTTGTTGGTGTCGAGTGTGCCGCCGCCAGGATAGCTATAGGTGATGTTGCCCGCCCCGGTCGACGACGTCTCGGTGCCGGCCGCCTCATGCGCCACACTGGTCGAGGCCGGGACAGCGCCTGCAGTCGCACCGGGATAGCTGCCCTCGGTGCCGCCGGCGGTCGCGCCGCTGCCGGAGGCGAGTGCTGCGGTATTGGTCGCAAACACCAGCGGGTTTCCCGCAGCACCATCGTCGAAGTAGGGCGGCGGGTTGGTGTCGAACTTGGTATTGTCGAGCCAATCCGCGTAAGTCAGCTTGGTGAAGTTCGGCGGGTTCGGCGACGTCGCGCCGGTGAACGACATATTGGTCGGCGGCGTCGGGTTGGGCGTGGTCACGGTGATCGCGGATTGTGCCATGAGGGTCTCCCTTTAGGGGTTGCGGTAGTAGTCCTGTGCGGCCAGTGCACCTATGCCTGCGGGAGCCGCACCCGCAATGCCGTACTTCTTCATGATGTCGACGATGGAGGGGTCGAACACGACGTAGTTGCTGGTGCGCGGTGCTTCTCTGAGCTGTGGAAACGTGGACGTCGCATTCATCCGCGACCCCTCGTCGAGATACTTGACGCCGGGGATGTCATGCTGCTGAAGAAATTGCGACGCCTCTGGTGGCTTCATCCGCGCCACCTCGGGGCTGGTCAACAGTTGCCACGCTTCCTTGCCAGTAGCTTGCGGGATGTCTTTCTGCATCTGCATGTAAGTGCGCCAGTCGGGATGATTTTGCATCATGCGTAGCTCAAGCGTGTCGTTGATAGCCTCCGCCTGATGCGGCAGCACTCGCTTGTCCCAGTCCAGCATCTGCGCCGGGTCGGCCTTGATGTTGACCTCGTAGGTGCGTGGGCCGACAGGCTTGTCGCTCTTCAATAGATCGACAGCCCCCTCAAACTGACGCGGGAAATTAGCCTTCCAATACCCTTCGCGATCCTTGTGCAGATACTCCAAAGCCCTCGCTCGGTCTGCGTTGCTGTTCTTGAGCGCGATCGTTGCTAGCGTCTCGGCGTCGTTACCCTTGAATTGCGGATGCTCGGTAAATTGTCGCCAATACTGCCCGCCTTGCCCGCTCACTGCGGGGTTCTCGGCGAAGTACAGCCCGTGTCCATAGACCTGCGCGCCCTCGCCGGTGCCGATCTTCGACAGGTCGAACTTGTCGAAGTCGTGCGGGCTGGAGTGATAGGCCTTTATGCCCTTCAACAGCTTACTTCCTGCACCAGCTTCAACCTCACTGGGATCAAGTACCGTACCTAGCGCGCCCGCTGCAATCTTATAGCCGATACGACCCGGTCCCGTCGCCAGCATTAGCCCGACGTCGGTTAAATCCTGTGGCACTACTGCGGTCATGGCGAGGTTGCCCATCACGTCCGCGGCGCGGTTGGCGGTGGGGTTGCCCTGCCAGCTGGGGCCGCTGGGTATCGCAGGCGCGCCGACGTCGGGTAGCTCTTTCGGCGGCTTGTAGGCCGGCCAGGAGCCGACCAACGGCTCTGGCGTGCGCGGCATCACATCGGCCTGTGCCGCCCATAATGGCAGCGCGGTGCGCGGGTCGACGGCTGCGGGTGGCACGCCGATCGGCACGCCGAGATCGCTGTAGCCGTAGTCGGAATTGGCGAGATCACCGAGACGCGGCATCAGAATGACCTCCGGTAATAGAGCATCGCCTTCCACTCCGCCGGCGACATCGGCTCGCGGCGCTGGTAGCTGCCACGCGCCTCGAGATCGCCGTAGCCGTAACCGGCCTCGAATGCCGGCCGGCCGACGCCGCGGTTCTCGATAGAGATCTCAGGCAGGCGCAGGTCGGCACCCGTCGGCTCGCGCGCTGGCGCAGGCGCATAGGCACTGACATCGAACAGATTGCCCATCGCCTCCTCCCAGCGCGTTTTGTCAGCCATCACACCGGCCCTCCGTTCGGTCGCGGCTGGGACATCTTGAACTGCTGCGCGGCCTGGCGCTCGCGCGTTCGGTTGGCCATGTCGGACTGCTTCATGGCGTGCTGCGCCATCAGCATGTCGGCCTTCTGGCGCTCGAGCTGCATGTCCTGCTGGCTCTGGATCATCTTGGACTGGTGCAGCTCGCGATCGTGCATCGCCTCCTGGTTGGTACGCTGCGCCTCGACCTGCTGCTCACCCTGCTTGGCGCCAAGCTTCATCTTCTCGATCGCCTGCGCGTTCATCAGCTCCCACTGCTTGTGCTGGTCCTTTTGCTTCAGCTCGGCCTGCTTCATCGCAATGTCCGCCTCGTTCTTCTGCTTGGCGGTGTCCTGCTTCATCTGCTCGATCTGCAGCTGGATCTTACCCATCGCGGTGGTAGGATCGTCACCCTTGCCGGCGGCGCCCTTTTGCTTCATCTGCTCGACCAGCTCGTCGATGGTGCCATCGAGTGAGCGGCCGGCGCGGAACGGCGCCACGCTGAACTTGAGCATCTCGCCGCAGAACGGCGCAGTCGCGGGATCCGCGGTGATCATCTGCGCCAGCTGCGGCAACAGCCCGCCGAGCATGGTGACGAACTCGGTGCGGCGCTGCTTCTCGGCGTTCTCGTCCGCCATGATGGTGCTGTCGGTTTCGATATCGAGAACGAAACTCTTGGCACGGCTGTCTTTTAAGAATTTCAGCACCTGGTCGATCGTGGGCTGATCCTTGATCTGCTGCAGCTGCTGGGTGACGGCCTGCTGCAGCTGCTGCAACTGCGCCTGCGGGTCCGGCGGCGGCTGCGCAGGGTCTTGCGACGGTGGCGCGCTCTGCGACTGTTGCATGATCTGCTGCGCGGACTGCTTGGCCTGCTCGAGCACCTGGGCGGCCTGCTGCTCCAGCGCCTTCTTGGTCGGCAGCTGCGTCTGGCTCATCTCGATAATGGTTTCGTCGGCGAACTTCTCGGTGATGATCTCGCTAGTTATCTCGACGAGGTCGCGCGCCAGGCGGACCATCTCCTGCTGCTTGTCGCGGATCCTGGTCGAGCCGTACTGCGTCTTGAGCTGCTGCGCGCCCAGTGTCTCATTTGGATCGGTGGCGCCGCGCATGATGTCGGACAATCCCATGATCTGGTAAATGTCCTCGATGATTTGTTTTCTTAAGGTGACCAGCTGCACGATCGTGGTCGCTATTTGGTCGATCGGCATCCATATGATGATTTCCTTCGAGCCGCCGAAGGCGGCCCAATTACTGATCGGCACCATGGTCACGCCTGGCGACTTGATCGAAATCGCGGTCTGCATCGCCTCCGCAACCTCGGCGCCGCCGGCGGGGTAGAAGCCTTTCACTTCCACCGCATCGGACAGTGCGTGGATGCGCCCCGTCAGCAGATTGATCTCGTCGAGCTGATCGCGGTACTGCATCACGTCTGGGACAGGGATCAACGAGCCCCGCTGCACCGTGCCGTAGGCAGGCTTGGGGCACGGGAAAAAGTTTTGCAGCTCGAGATGCGGGTCGCTCTCGTCGAGGATGTCCTCGCAGCCGTGCGCGACCCATAAGACGCGGCGATCGCCCTTCGACCAGATCTCCCAAAACTTCGCACGCTCGCGCGCATCGGCACCGCCGACCTCCTTGCTGTCCTTGTCGACCTTGTACTCGGCGTCCTGATAGGCGTTGCCTGAGTGCTTGTGAAAGCGATCGCGGGCCTCGGTACGCGTCAGGTAGCTGGCGCCGGCGACCCACGTCACCTCGCGCCAGTTGCGCGAGATCGAGTGCAGGAAGTCGCGACGGCCCTTGAAGTCGACGCAGACGCGCTCGCTGTCGTAGTAGGCCTCGCGGTCCTTGCCGCTCTCGTAGCGGCACCAGGCGACGCCGCGGCTGGTCATGCTGAGATCATCGCGCACCAGCAGCATCAGATCATTGATGCGAGTTAAGTCGAACGCGACGTTGCAGCACCGCTCCATCACTTCGCTAGCTTGCTGATAGACCGGCCGGCGGTCCTTAAATTTAGGCACGACAACAGGGATGGGCGGCTTGGCGTAGATGCTCGGCTTCAACACCTCGCAATTGGCCCAAAACATCTGGAACTGGCGATCGCGGCCGATGCGGCCTTCCTGACTGGAGGACAGCTGCTCGAGATTGGCGTAGAGCTTGTCGATCTTGTCGCAGTGATCCTGCCAGCTCTCGAAGGCGTCCTCGCTCTCGAGCAGGAGGTTGAGCCAGGCCTTCGAGCTCTTGGGCTCGACACCAGGATTATATTCCGCATCCTCGGAACGCAGGTCGGCCTCGTCTGGCTTGTCGAACTCAGCCATCGGCTTTCTCCGCGTGTTCGGCTTCCTCGTACTCGTCGACCATCGCCTGCAGCAGCGACGCCGTGTTGCGCATGACGTCGGCGATGCGGCCGTTGCCATACTGCTCCATCGCGCGGACGCAGTGACCGAGGTCGCCGATCATCTTGTGCGCGAGGTCGATCTGCGCCTTGGTCATGCCTTGGCCCCGCCCTTGTCTAGGATGTTAGCGAGCGCGCGCAGCGTATCCGCATGCGTGACGCGGCCCTCGCGGTGCGCCGCATCGGCCATCTTGCGCAACTCCGCGGCTTGCTGCTTGCCTGTCATAAGATAATCCCCCGTCGCTGCCGCACCTCACCAGGCGGCGGGATCCGCCAACCGTCCAGCTTCGGCGCCTTGACGACGCGCAGCGGCGCCGGCCGCCAGCTCATTGCCATATAGCGTGCAGCGTCAGCGGGGTGTGACGTCCAGTCATGCACCGCGCTCGCGCGGAAGGCTTTCTTGTCATCGTCCCACTCGCGCCTGTACTGCTCGAGCGCGGAGATGCCGCCCTCCTCGCAGCGTGGATGGAAGGCGCACAGCGGCAGCATGCGACGCACGGCGTTGATGCCGTCATCGATCGTCGCCCAGGGCACCATTTGCGGCTTGAGGCCGAGCGCCAGCATGGTTTCGACACGCGTCCTCCCGCTTCCGAGCTCCTTCACCTTGGCGTCGTGCGGCACCCAGTCGGTGCCGTGCTTCCAGCCGTGCTCGTTGTGGCGGCGCTCGATCTCGTCGCGCCAGCCTTCAAGGCTGCGCCCCGACGTCGCGACATGGTCAAGAACGTAAAGCTGCGCGCCGTTGCTTTGCGCGAACCATATTGATGTGTCGTCACCGATACCAAGATCCCAATAGCGATCGACCGGCCGGGCGGGATCAGCCACGACTTCCTCACTGATACGTCCCTCCTCGCGCACGTGCCTCATCTCGATCGCGTAGAAACTGCCGAGTACGCTTGCGGTGAAGCTGCACATCAGCTCGCTCTCGTACATCGCGCGGCCGGCGTCCTCGCCGTATAGCGCGATGTACTCGCTCAAGGCTTCGGCAAGAGCCGCGTGTGAGAGAGCACCAGTATCTCCGGCGGTGAGGATCTCGGCGAACCATCCTGGGGTTCGCTGCGCATGCTGAAACGTCGTGAGTAAATGATTGCGTCCGCGGGGAGTAGAGATGAAGCACGCCCAGCCATCGTTCTCCTCAAGGATCGGCCTGTAGTAGCCCCAGGCCGACGGATTGGCGAGGGCGTACTCACTGAAGACGATGCCGGCGGTGCTTGAGCCGATGCCGCCGCCGTGGGTGACGCTGTCGCTTCCAACGCAGGACCAGGTACTTCCATTGATGAACTTGATCTGCATGTCGTTATCGCGCGTGCTGGCGCGAATGGCTTGTGGAAAAGCCTCATCGATGCGCTTCCTTCCGGTGTGTGGATTGACGCTGTCCCATATCGCGCGGCGGGCCATGCCGAACTCCGGCAACATATGCCAGTAATTCGCGCGGCGCCGCATCGCGGCGTAGGCGCTGTAATGCAACAGCACTTCATCCTTGCCGGCGCGTCGGTGCCAGACCGCGACCGCGCGTTTGCCGCCGCCGACTAAATAGTCCCAAAGCTTTTCTTGATGAGGGCGCGCTTCCCATCCATCTGCAGGCAGCTTGATGTTAACGCGCGCGTTCATCGTTGCTCCACGCCGCAGTTACACTTGCCGATCGGCAGCGCCGGAGCGTTATGCACGGCGCAATACGACGCGTGCTCGGCGGTCTTGCACGCCTCGCACTGACAGCGCGTGTTCTCCAGCTCCTCGATACGATCGGCGAGCTGCCCGTACAACGCGCCAGTTGATAGGCGATCGTCGCGCTGCGCTGCGCGCGCACGATCGACAAGTTGCTCACGCGTGAACGGCATCACTCGTCCTCATTTCTTTTTCGCTCGCTCTGCCATCATGTCGCGCAAGATGATGTTCACCTCGCCCTCGATTTTATTTTCGGTCGGCTGATTGGGCTTGCCCCAGCCGCGGTCAAGGATCATGCCAATCGCGCGGATCTGGATCTCGGGATCGACAGTGCTCTTGCCGTCCGCGTCAGGCTGCGCCGTGGCCCACGCGCCGAGCGTTTGCACGCTCTTGGCTGTGTAGCTACGCGCCAGCGAACCCAGATCGAGGTCATTAACGCTTTTTCGTTTGGGTGTAGTCATGTAGACGGGGGTACCCCTCCCTGTTCCAGCCGCCAGACACGCTCCTCCAGCGGCTCTAGCTCGGCGTCGATCGCTGCGATCATCGCCATCAGGTCGCGCTCCAGTTCGGCCCGCACCTCGGCTTGGCGAGCTGCGATCAACGCCTCGATTTTCATGCCGCTCACATGACGACCCCCGAACGCAAAAAAGCGCGTATGCCGGAACATACGCGCTTTTGGTTTTGACCGTCTAGCCCTAGTAGGATCTGGGCCTTGGACGTGGCACCAGTGGTTTCGTATGCCGGAACATACGCGCTTTTGGTTTTGCCTGTCTAGCCCTAGTAGGATCTGGGCCTTGGACGTGGCACCAGTGGTTTGGTCCGGTGCGCGATCATGCAGCCGAGCAGCAGGACGACCGGCACCGGGATCTCGCGCTCGCCACGCAGGTGGCGGCGCATCGACCGCGCCGACATCCCGAGGTATCTGGCTGCCGCCGCGGGCTTCATGCCGAGCGCCCTGATGGCGCTCGCGAGCTGCTCGGACGTCATGCTGCGGGTGTGCTGCCAACTCATGGACTTCCCCTTTTGAACGGTGATGGACGTTTGAAATTCCAAGGGGACCATCGGTCCGGCTCCGTGTCAACAAAAAATAATTGAAGAACACCCATTGACGCGGACCAATGGTCCGGCTATGTATGCGTTACCGGAATTAACCGGGCAGGAGCCATCACGATGACCAACCTCACCGCCACGATCGACGCCTACGCCGCACTGAAGTCCGAGATCGGCCGCCTCGAACTCCGCAAGAAGGAACTGGAAGCCGCGCTGGCCGACCTCAAGGCCGGTGCCTACGAGAGCGCGGATTACCGGCTGACGATCTCGGACGTGGCCGGGACCAAGCCCGACGACAAGCTCGGCGCCGAGATCAAGGCCGTGCTCAAGCAGGCCGAGGCGGACTACCGTGCGACACTTTCGCATCAGTATGTTGCCGCGCACACCGTGCCGACGCTGGTGCGCCGCCATCTGGTCGGCCTGCCGACCGGCAAGAACCTCGCCGCCTGACCCCTCACACCTGAAGGAACCCAACCATGTTCGACGTCGAGATTACCTACCCCACCATGATAGGCCGCCTGCGCGTCACCATAACCAACGCCGAAACCGTGGCCACCCGCGAGGAAGCCAGCGAGCTGCGCGAGGTGCTGCGCGCCATCCCCGAGCTGGCCAACGCCAGCTTCAGGATCAAGAACGCCAAGCCGGCATCGACCGTGGACGAGGCGCTGGAGCGCTTTCAGGCCGAACTGAAGCGCTTCCCCGTCCGGCGCTGAAACCCCCACAGGCGGCCGCTCTGGCCCGCCTGACCCCCTCCCAACCCACTAGGAACCATCACATGACCATCATCTCCGACCGCCAGATCCTCCACCCCGTCGCCTTCGCCCGCGGTCCCCGCATCACCCGCGAGCAGATCGTCGAGATCAACGGCGTCCGCTTCGCCTGCCACTACTGGCACGACGCCGCCGGGAACCTCGTCAAGGTCGATAGCCGCCCGGTGCAGGCATGAGCGACACCGCCAAGTTCACCACCGTCGCCGCCGCCCGCGCCTTCCTGCTCGGCGGCAACGCCACGGTCACCTTGGTTTCGACCAAGACCGGCACCCGCTTCACCTACAAGATCCGCGCCAATGACGAGGGCGATGTGTTCTTCGTCTCGCTGCTGTCCGGCCCGGACAACGAGAGCGACTATTCCTACCTCGGCCGCATCGACCCCTTCGGCCGCTTCTGGGCCGGTCGCCGCACACCCAAGCCCGGTGACGTCGGCCCCGACGCGCCCTCCTCCAAGGCGTTCGACCGGGTATGGAGCCTCGTTCGGAACGACGTCCTGCCCGCCACGCTGGAGATCTGGCACGAAGGCCGCTGCGCACGGTGCAATCGCAAGCTGACCGTGCCGTCCTCGATCGAGAGCGGCTTCGGGCCGGAGTGCGCGGGCAAGGTCGGGTTCAGCGCCAGCTGGGCGGGCTTTTAAGCCTGACCCCCACCCTTACACTGAAAAGGCGCGGCGAGAGCCGCGGCTTTTTTGCATGGCTTGCCGCCCGTGCCGCCCGTGACGCCCGTGGTCCGCTATTGTCCCATATATCCACCCTAATTGCTCTTTATCCATTACCTTGACGAGAAGTATAAAACCACGGGCGACACGGGCGGCACGGGCGATACAGGTAAACTGTTACCATTTTTGGCCTGAAATTTCTTCCTCGCGCTTTTTCACGGCGGTGGCGGCGGCGTAACGTTGTCCGTAGTCCAATGTCTTTTTCACATAGATCATCTGTCCCTTGCCGTTGATCTTCCACCTCCCGTCTGTCGCGTCGACGTTCCTGACCGGCACATAACCACAGTCATCCAGCCGCCTCGGCACGTTCCGCCGGTTCTTCAGGTCACGCATCCACTCGGATAATTCGACGTCCACCTTGGTCATCAATAGCGGGATGGTGAGCGCATCCGGGTTGCCCAGCGCCGCGAGGGCATCCCTGAACCCCGGCTCCTCGGCCGGCCGCCCGGTGTCCACCATCCGCCAGAAGGCAGGCGTCTTTTCCGGTGGTGCCTTGGCATCGAACAAACTGAGGTCATAGCCCGCCAGAAAGGCCACGACGTCGTCGACCCCTCCGCCTGCGTACCAGTCCCAGATCCCGGCGAAGTAGCCCTCCTCGAACGACGCCTGTGTGGCCTCCGAGCCGCAGACGTAGTGCCTGCGGTCGTCCGGCGGCAGGTACAGCCCGTCCGCCGGGTAGTTGGTCGTGAACACCACCGCCGTGACGTTCGGGACGTAGAATTGCGGCAGGTACTTGACGTTGACCCGCACCATGTCGGGCGGGGCGGCGATCATGGTCTTGGTCGCCTCGTAGAACGAGTAGCGGTTGGTTTCGCCGAGATCCCGCGTCTCCGACACGCGCAAGACCACCGACTGCATGAAATCGTTGTTGTTTCCGGTGACGTCCTGCGGCGAGATCTCGCGGAAGTTCCACTCGCCGACGCCCCGCTTCAAGGGTTCGAGCAACGTGTCCTTGCCGATGCCGGGGCAGCCGGTCAGCACCAAGGCATGGTTGATCTTTTCGGCTGGCCGCTGGATGCGGTGCGCGCAGAACGCCAGAATGTGGTCGACATGGTCAGGATAGATCCGGCCGATCAGGCGCAGCCACGGAGCGGCTTTGGAGGCGTCGCCCAACCCGCGCACCGGCGCGCGGTATTTGTTGAACACGGCCACGCCTTCCTTTTCTATCCAGCCGCCGTCCGCCGCCAGCAGTCCGTGGATAAGCTGCGGCTTGCCGGGCACCCATGTCATCTGCCAGACACCCCTGTTGCGATCGAGCCACAGGTAGGCCGGTATGGTGATTTCCACGCCGTCCTCATCCGCGCCGACCGCTACCCTTGCCACCGTGGTATTGACGCCTGATTGCAGCCACATCGCCCCGTCGTGGCGACAGATGTACTGGTGGGAGGGCAGGAAGGCATAAAAATCGTCCACCGTGGGCTGCGCCGGGAACAGCGCCGCCACGTCGATGTCGACACCCGCGTCCGCGGCAGCGCCCCGGATCGCCTCGGCCACGTCCTCGGTGTCCGGGCTTGTCGTCACATCCGCCGGGTAATGCCGGGCCGCCGTCTTCCAGTCCTTGACTACGGCGCAGTCGTATCGCCGCGACCAGAACACCGAGCAACGGTCTGGCGTCGACGATTGTTCGCCCGCGATGAAGTTAGCTGTGCAGCGTAAGTCGGGAACGGTCTGCGCGAGCAGTTCGAGTTCGTCGTAGGATACCTGCTCGCCGCCGAGCACCTCGAACCGCGACGTTACACGATCGATGTCATAGACGTCGCTTCCTTCTCCGTCGCCCTCGTCGAAGCCGGTGATGCGGACCCATCCTCTCGCCTCCGCAAGCTGCTCAAAGTGGTTTAACAGCGCGTAGCCCTGCGCCTTCGACACGGGCGGCAGGTCGGCCAAGTCTATCTCATGCAAAGCGGGCGCGCCTTCGGCCCATACATAGGAGCTGTTTACCGCGCCGTTCTCGTTGTAGGCCCGCGGTCCGTAGCAAGCAAATTGCCGCGAGCAAACGCCGCTTCTAAAGGGCTTGCCGCCAAATATCTCTACGGTGTGGTACTTCTCCGGCGGGTCGTTTGCCCGGTGGTATTTGTGTGCCCAGATGCGGGTAAACGTCTCCCCGTCCACCCGGCAGAACAGGGCTATCTTTTCGCCCCCGCCGTAGCGCGCCGGGGCCAGCGCCCACGCCAGCGGCGCGATGGTCTCCAGCGCCGCGATCAATTCGGCCACCACGCCGATGTCATCCACGTCGATGTCGATGACGAGCAGCCCGTTCTCGATGCGAACGCCAGTCGACGCCGCCCGCGAGAACCGTTTCTCCCAGCTGGTCACGCGTTGTTTCTGTGTGCCGCGTGGCCCGTCCGAGATCTGGCTGGCGACGTAGTCTGTTGCGTTCCAGCCGGTGATTGCCGGAACTTTGCCATGGCAGGGGATGATATGGTAGCCGCGGGCGAGTAGTTGCAGACGCAGTGATGTCGTGTCGTTCATCGGAACCACCGCACACAGGTGGTGCCTTCGTGTTGTTTGATTTGTAGTGTCGCGCCGTGCCCGGCGGGGCAGTGTTCGCAAGTGAAGCGTATACGAACGACATTGTCGTTTGCTATGCGAGGCCGCTCTTGGTGCAGGTTTACGTTGCCGCAGCTCGGGCACAACAAGACGTCGCCGTCGCTACGACTTTCATTGTTATCGCGGTCAGGATCTGTCACTGGGTGAAAGTCAAACCCCGTGGTTTGCTTTTTGGAAGACGGGTGGGTATGTTCAGACATTGTCTGGCTCCTATGCACAGGATGGGAACAGATCGGGTCGCGGCGTGATCAGCGCCGCGGCCCTTCTTTTGTCAGGGCGACAGAAGGCGATCAATATCCGCCGAATTTCGGCAGATGGCAATTCGCACCCCTAGTACCTCGTACGCCGCATGCAACGAGATCTGGTGTGGCGATAGCCGCCCGCCGACCGGCCGCTTGCATTCGACCAGATACATCCGCCCGCCCGGCAGCACCACTAATCGATCAGGGAAGCCGCGCCTACCTTGCATCGCCATCTTCTCGCAGCGGCCGCCTAGTGCCCTGACCCTGCGCACCAGCTCCTCCTCGACACTGTCCTCTTTCGGGAGCGGCCTTGACATTGCAATGGACCTGTCTCAATCTGGTGGCTTGACGACATAGACATACAGGAAAAGCAATGGCGCAACATTCATCATTGGTCGGCGGCTCGACCGCGGGCCGCATCCTGAACTGCCCCGCCTCATGGTCCGCCACCATGGCGCTGCCGCCCTCCGCCAATCGATCGTCCGAGTTCGCCGATGAAGGCACGGCGATGCATGAGGTGATGACGCACCTCATGAAGGTGCGCGACGCCACGTTCGATCTGCACGCTACCGCGAACAAGCTGGTCGGCACCAAGTTCTACGATCGCATCCTGACGCAAGAACATCTCGACACCATGATCATGCCTGCGCTTGACGCACTGGCGGATCTTGAGGCGCGGTACGGCGGTGGGTTCGGGGTGCTCGCGGTCGAGCAGAGCGTGGATTTTCCGGGCATCCCCGGCGCGCACGGCACCTGCGATCTAATTCTCCGCAACGCCAAGACCATGCTGCACGTCGATTGGAAGTTCGGCCAAGGCGTCGGTGTCAAGGCGGTGTACCGCGACGAGCACGGCGAGACGGTGAATGCGCAGTTGCTGTTCTACACGGCTGGCGCGATGACCGGCAGCCTCAAGGGATGGTACAGCGGCATCAAGACGCTCGGGCTTGCCATCATTCAACCGCGTAGCAGCGAACCTCTCACGCATGTGGCCGTGTCGCGCAAGGAGGTGAAGTGGTTCATCGAGGATCTCCGGAACGCCGTCATCAAGGCGATCGAGCGCGACCCGCCGCGGCAAAAAGGCGAGTGGTGCCGCTTCGCGCCTTGCAAGATCAACTGCCCGCTGTGGACCGGACCGCTGCTGGAGCTGGCCGCGCTGATGCCGGTGAAGCGCGAAACGACGACCGACCTGTCGTCGCCTTACGGCGCGTATCTCGCCAAGGCCAAGGCGCTGGTGGAAACCGTCGCCATGCTCAAGAAGGAAGTCGACGAGCAGATGCATTCTTATCTGGAGGCGGGCGGCAGCATTCCCGGCTGGCGGCTCAAGATGAAGGCCAAGAACCGGCAGTGGGTCGATCGCGATGTCGTGCAGGATAAACTGCTGTCGCTTGGTTTCGACTACGAAGACATATTCGAGGACAAGTTGCGGACCTTCCAGCAGGTCGAGGCGACCGCCAAGAAGCTGGGTGTCAAGATCCCCGACGAGCTGCGCGTCGCACCGCCCTCCACGGAAACCACGCTCGCGACCACCGACGCCCCCGCACCGGTGATCGACCGCGTCGAAGCCGCCGCCGCCGTGCGCGAGGCGCTGCTGCAATTGAAGTAATTCCGGCTACCGCCGGTTACGGCGACTGCCCCGCCGCTCTAGGGCCGACATAGAGGACGACATAGACATGGACCAGAAAAACAAGAACCTGCCGACCATCCCCGACGATTACGCGCAGAAGCTGATGGCGGGCGTCGCCGCCAGCCGCGCCACCATGTCCACCGGCGGCGGCGGCGCGATGCTGATGAAGATGGACCGCATGGACGGTCACTGGAACTACGGCCAGCAGAACGAGCTGGTGCAGGAGGGCTCGCGCTGGATCGTCAACCCGACGCTGTTCGGGCATGGCTGGGTCTGCTGGGTGCAGGCATCGCAGGGCGTCAAGGGCCGCAAGGCAGGCGAGCTGATGTGCTCGATGGTCGAGGACTTCCCCGCCGAGCCGCCGCTGGCGGAGGGCAAGCACCCGTGGGCCAAGCAGTACAGCTGCGTCCTGAAGTGCATGGAGGGCGACGACGAGGGCACCGAGGCGCTCTACAAGGGATCGTCGATGGGCGGCACCGAGGCGATGGCGGCCCTTATTGACGCCTTCAAGCGCAACTTCGCCCACGACCGCACACACCCGTGCCCGGTGGTGACGCTGGAGAGCAGCTCCTACGCAAATACCACCTACGGCGGCCGGACCTACAAGCCCATCTTCAACATCGTCGACTGGGCCGACATGAACGGCAATCTGGCCTCCGCCGGGCCTGCGGCGGCGCTGGAGGAGCCAGTCGAGGAACCCGCGCCTCCGCCGCCACGCAAGCGCAAAGAGCCTCTGTCGTCCGCGCAGGTGGAGGCGGCGCAGTCCGACCCGTTGCCGACCGCGCAGATCCACACCGGCCAGCGCCGCCGCCCGGCGGCCCGCTGACGCGTATGGACGAAACCCTTCCCTAATCGGGGAGGGTTTTGTCCATACCTACCATTCTACCGTCGACCGGCAATTAAGCCTGTCAAGGACGTTGAAATAGGCCATTTCAAATGCACGACGCCACAGGCGCGACTTTTGCCATCGAGGACATCGGCTGGATCGATTTCGAGACGCGATCGGCCACCGACATCAAATCTGGAGCCTACCGCTACGCCACCGAGGCCGACGCCATCGTGCTGGCCTTCGCGATCGGCGACGAACCCGCCGACAGCCGCGCGGTGTACGACTTCGACAGCGTGCCGCTGCGCTGGACCGATATGCCTGCTCGCGTGCTTAACCATCACGAACGCGTAAAGCGCGGCGAGGCGATCTGGGCCGCTTGGAACAGTGGCTTCGACCGCGCGATCTGGAACTACGCCACGCTGCGCTTCCCCGAGCTGAAACCGCACCACATCATCGACGTCATGGCGCAGGCCACCGCCAACGGCCTGCCGCCGGATCTGGCCGCAGCGTCCAAGATAATAGGCCGCAATAAAAAGGACGTTTCGGGCAAGAGCCTGATCCCGATGTTCTGCATCCCCGGCCACAAGACCGCCTCCACGCCGCTGCTGTCGCCGGTGGAGTGGACGCAGTTCACCAGCGAATACGCCACCTCCGACATCGACGCCATGCGCGATGTTTTCCTGTCAACCCGCCAGCTGCCAATGCGGGAATGGACCGAATACTGGGCGATGGAAACCATCAACGAGCGCGGCGTCGGCGTCGATCTCAAGCTGGCAAAAGCGGCCGCTAAATTGGCCGACATTGACCGGACGCAATCCAAGGCCGAGCTGGCGGAGCTGTCCAACGCCGAGATCCGCAGCGTGGACGAGGTGGCGCGTATCACCAAATGGCTGCTGGAACGGTTACCCCCGGAAGGGCGAGACATCCTGCAAAAGCGCGCCGAGGAAAAGGACGAGTTCGGCGTGGTGACGCGGCCAGCCAAGCACGCACTGACCCGCAAGCAGGTCGAGCGGCTGATCGTCTACGTCGAGGCCAAGTGCGACCTGCCGGATGTCCTGCGCGTGCTCCAGATCCGGCTCTATGGCGGCTCCAAGACACCCGCAAAATTCTCAAAGATGCTCGCCAGTCACGTCGACGGCGTCTTGTTCGGGCAGTACGTCTTTAACGGCGCGGCGCAGACCGGCCGCGCGTCCTCCCGCGGCGTCCAGATCCACAATTTGGCAAGAGATCCATTGCCTTACGAGCAGGAGGCGCTCGATGCCGTGCTGGGGGGCGCAAAATACGACGATATTCTGCGCCTCGGCGACGGCGCGCCGGTCGCCCGGAAGCTGTCGCTGCTGATCCGGCCGACATTCGTGCCGCGCGGCGACAACGTGTTCGTCTGGAGCGACTGGTCGCAGATTGAGGCCAGAGTGCTGCCGTGGCTGTGCGATCACTACGCAGGCAGCGCGACACGGCTGTCGATCTTCCGTCAGGTCGATAAAGACCCCTCCGTACCGGACATCTACACCCGGACCGCGGCCGTGCTGTCGCATATTCCGATCGAGCAGGTCACCAAGGCCATCCGGCAGCGAGGTAAAGTCGCGGAGCTGGCGCTGGGTTTTTGCGGCGGCGTCGGCGCGCTGCAGGCCATGGCGGCGGGTTACGGCCTCCACCTTGAGGACGCCGAGGCCAAGGACATCGTCGACCGCTGGCGCGCCGCCAATCCGTGGGCGATGAACTTCTCGCAGGAGCTGTGGGAAGCCGCGCTCACCGCGCACCGCGCGCCGAACCACTTCATCCAGGCTGGCCGCGTCGGCTTCATCTTCCTGCCTCACCTTCTGGGCGGCTCGCTGCTCTGCCGCCTGCCGTCCGGCCGCATGCTGACGTATCGTGCGTTGCGATGGGAAATGCTCGACGTGCTCGACGAGGACGACAACGTCATCGACCAGAAGCTGGAGCTGACGTTCGCGCGATCGTATGGCCGCATGAAGCTGTGGCCGGGGATCTTTGTCGAGAACGTGACGCAGGCGACCGCAGCGGACTTCCTGCGCGGCACGCTGGTGCGGCTGGAGCACCGCGGCAACGCCCCTACGGTGCGCCTGCATACCCATGACGAGATCCTGATGGAGTGCGACTTCGGCCTCGCCGAGCGTGTCAGCGAGATACTGCGCGAGCAGATGCAGCGCGGCTTTGACTGGAGCAAGGGCCTGCCGGTCATGAGCGAGGAGACGATCGCGTACTACTACACCAAGCATGAAGGGAGCCACGGGCTATGAAGGCTGAAACGCTCAAATCCAAATTTGCCCGGTGCCGGGCGTTGATCGATCGCACCCCCTTCGGGTGTGAGTTCACCGCCGCCGATCTGGCGGAGTTCAACGAGCTGACCGGTGTCGATGCGCTGGCCGCGCGTCACATGCCTAACCCCACTTATCCGTCCGACCCCCGGTACGTTCAGGTGCGCGGACCCGATGGCTGGGACGGTGTTTCGTGGACCAACAGGATCAGAGCGCCAAACCCTAAGACCGAACTGCACAAGACGCTCCGCGTCGAGATCGATCCGATCATTGCGGAGGTCAAGGCCGCCTTGAACGTCAGGGTATGCCCTAACCCCACTGGAAACGCGAAGTGCAACGGGCCGAACAATCTTCAGGTAGACCATGTTGGCCTGCCGTTCGACGAGATCGCGTCGATGTTCATCGCGCAGTCCGGGACGATCGACATCGAGAAGGGTCCGCCGGGCGGCGTAGACACGATCAGGGATCGCGACCTCGCGGCGCATTGGATCGAGTTTCACGCCGGCCACGCCACCTACCAGATCCTGTGCCGGTCCTGCAACGCCTCGAAAGGCAAGCGATGAGTAACGCACCGCAGGCGTTCGTGCTGTCTCCAAGCAAGTCCTACGACGACTGCATCGACGAGTGCGAGCGCCTCGGACTTATCGAGCGGATGAAGCACGGCGACAACGACTACATCCGCTACACCCAGCTCGGCCACAACGCGCTGGCGGCGCTGATGACCATTGCTGACGACATCGACATCGACGACACATTGAAGGCATCGTGATGACACCAGATAACAAGCTGAAACTGAAACGGGCTAACACCAAGCACGGGATGAGCGAGACGCCAATATATCGACAGTGGGCAGCTATGGTGAGCCGCTGCATACATTCAAATCGACACGACTTTCACCGTTACGGCGGTCGCGGCATTACCGTGCATCCTGACTGGCGCAGCTTTGTGGCATTCTACCGCGACATGGGTGCAGGATGGCGACCCGGTCTGACACTCGATCGCGACGACAACGAACGCGGTTACGAGCCGGGCAACTGCACATGGCGCACGCGAAAGGCGCAGGCACTAAACACCTGTCGCACGCACTTGATTGACACGCCGTGGGGGCGCATGCCGCTAGGTGAGGCGTCCGAGCGCAGTGGCATCCACCGCACGACGCTGTATTCCCGCATCAAACGAGGAAAGGATCCGTTCGGTGAGACAGAAGTCAGAGCTTAGACCGTATCAAGACAGGATCTGCACTCATCTGTATCAGCACGACGCGGCCCTGGCCGTGCTGCGGCCCGGCGGCGGCAAGACGGTCACCGCGCTGACCGCGATCGAGGAGCTGATCCGCGGCAAGGTGATCCGCCACGCCTTGGTCATAGCTCCTAAGCGCGTCGCGCGCGTAGTCTGGCCGGACGAGATCGAGCTGTGGAAGCACACCACCAAGCTGCGCTACACCGTGCTGGACGGCGCGCCGATCGAGCGCACGTTCGAGCTGAGGCAGGTTGGTGTCAGCTGCCGCGACATCACCATCGTCGGCCTCGACATCGCGCAGTGGCTTTGCGAGCAGCTGGCGGACAAGCCAGATGACAGTCCGCTATTCGACCTGCTGGTGATTGACGAGATCTCGCGCCTGCGTAACCCCAAGAGCAAGCGCGCGGCGGCGCTGGCCAAGCAGGCGTACCGCTTCAAATTGATCTGGGGCCTGACGGGTACATTACGCCCTAATTCGGCGATGGACCTGTTCATGCCGGCGCGTGTCGTCACCCGTGGCAAGCTGTGGGGGCGGTCGTTCTACAAGTGGCAGAAGGAACACTTCTACCCGACCGATTTTCAGCAATATAACTGGGCGCCGCTGCCGGGCGCCGAGGACAAGCTCAACGCCGAGATCGCGCCCTACATCGCCACGGTAGCGGACGGCGAACTGATCCAAGCTGAGCCGACGATCGTGTTCGACCATGTCGAGCTGCCACCAGCGGCACGGGCAAGCTACGATCGCATGGAACGAATGATGACGGTCGACCCCGGCGAAGAAACGATAATCGCCTACAGCGCCGCGATCGCCACCGGAAAGCTGGCGCAGATCGCCAACGGCTTCGTGTACGACGAAGGCAAGACGGCGCAGCGGACGGCGCAGCGTATGCACGACGCAAAACGGGACTGGCTGGGGGACATCATCGAAACGGCGACCGGCCCGACGCTGCTGGTCTATGAGTTCATTGAGGATCTCAAGCTGATGCAGGAGCTGGTGCCGGATCTGCACTACCTCGGCGCGGGTGCCAGCGACAAGGACAGCGGAGAAGCCATCGCGCTGTGGAACCGCGGCCTGCTGCCGTTCATGGCGCTGCACCCCGCCAGCGGCGGCCACGGCCTGAACCTGCAACATGGCGGCTCGGACATGGCGTGGATGGCGCCGACGTGGTCGCCGGAGCATTGGGAACAAACCATTGCTCGCATCAACAGGTCAGGCCAGACCAAGCAAGTCATGGTCCGCGTCTGCGTCGCCCGCAATACTGTGGATGAGCTGAAACTGGACCGCGTTTACCACAAGATGTCCGCGCAGGAGGCGTTTGAAGCCTACCTGCGCGGTAGGCAGAAGCGAAACAAGGCTGCCTAATCGAAGTCCTTCTCGGCTACCACGCAGCGCACCACGACGCGGTTCTTCGCCGCCTCGCGCGCGGCCTTGGCGACTGCCTCGCACGCCTGCATGCCCGGCATCTCTTGCACCGTAGTAGGCACGATCTGGTCGCCGCTGTAGAGCGGCCCCAGCGTCGCCATCACGAGCAGGAATACCTTCACCGCTTCACCCAATTGCTGACCGATCGCTTGGTGTGCGCCAGACAATAGGGGCGGCCGACGAGCGACGGCGCGCCGCAGTAGAAGAAGGGCGGGTGCTGCCACGCCTCGCCGGAAGGCCATTTGCAGTCGCCGTGCTCCAGATCGGTGATCAGGAGCGTGAACGGCACGGGGTCGCGCACGATCTGGGGAGGCGGTATCGGCGCATCGGGCTTGAGCTGCTTCATCTTGATGACCTTCGTCTTGAGCAAGGCTTTACGGGTGTTGTTCGGAAACAGACGCAGCGGCAGATCGAGCCGGTGCGCCTTGCCGATGCAGGCGTTGCGCGTCAGTTCGATGCCGAACTCCTGCGACATCTGCGCGGCGATCGAGGTGAACGACGCGTCGTGTCTTTTGTGCAGCTCGCGGAACCGCTTGATCATGGCGGCGGTCCAGAGGTTGGCGTTGCCCTTGCCTTTGCCGCTCATTTCACCCGCCCCATGAACACCAGCTCAGCCGCGCCGAACACTTGTCGTTCTCCACAAGCCTCGCATTTGTAGTTTCTGGCGTCCGGTTCGCAGTTGTACTGCATGTTGCCGCAGGCGAGGCAGAACCCTGCTTGGTCGTCCTCCGCCGCTTGGATGTCCTCCAGCGTGAACATCAGCTTACGCTCGGTTTTTGCCATCGAGATCCTCCTCGACGATGCTGGTCGGCTTGCCCATCATGGTGATGTTGATCGATCCTTGCTTGAGTTGGCTAACGAGGTAATCGGCAAAGTCGTTCGCTTTAGCTCTGTTGTGGGCGACGAAAATCAGTCGCACTTCCTTGCCCCACACCTCGACGCGCGCCTGATTGCCGAAGTCGGGATGCGTGAATTGCCTGTCCGTGGTCATGGCGAGGGGTTCTCATGCTTGCCGTTGTTGAGCAGGTACTTGTTGTGGGCGTCGACCACCACCTGCCCGAACGCGCGCGTGCGCTCGTTCATGTCGTTAAGCATCTTGGCGTGCGCCTCCAGCTCGACGCCGATGTTCTCCGCCAGCTCCATGACGCGATCGCGCAGCTTGTGAGCCTCCTCGACCTGCTCGTCCGCGGCCTTGATCAGGGAAGCCGCGATCTGCTCGCCGATCTCGGTGAAGACGAACTTGAGCGGCGGCGGGCCGTACTTCTTCGGCGGCACCTGCGCCGCCAGCTGCGCCAGCGCCTCCTCGGCTGCGATCGTCTGTTCGGTGTTCATTTGCACCTCCATGATTTGCCGCCGCGAATGGTCACCTTGCGCTTGCCGTGGCGCGTGCAGACGTCGTCGACCTCGGCGACCCGGACCGGCATGGCCTTCTGGACTTCGGTGACGGGCACGCGCACCGCCTCGATCGGGATCGGCTGCGTCAGGTCGATCATGACGTTGTTACCAACCATGCTGTTGCCGTTGATCTTGTAGGCCAGCAGCAGCGCGGCCTTCTTCTGCTCCTCCGATGGAGTGCTAGGGAAGAAGTACGCGGTCTGGTCGTCGGGTTCCTGCGCGGCCGCAGGTGCGGCCAGCAGGAACGGAATTATCCACAGGTGTTTCATTGGGATCTTTCTATCGTTGTGATGGAGTTCGAACCGCTTTGGTCTTGCTGTCCATGTAGCGGTAGACACGGTCGATGGTGGGTATTCTCGGGATCTTGCCCCCCTCTACTCTGGGAATGAAATGCCCGTCCCCGGCGGCTTCCTTGCCGAAGTTGGTGCGATCGATGCCGACACGTTGGCGGTACGCCTCGATGTCGGCCAGCAGCTTGGCTGCGGTGGGGTGGAGTTTTACCATGACGTCGTTTTAATGGATGTTGCTCAATATGTCAATTGACTTTCATCCATTAGTGTGATAAGATGGGTGTCCATCACAACAGGAGTTTTGACGTGTCTGACCCAATGCAAGCCATCAGGAAGTACTTCACCGTCGAGGAGGCACCGCGCCAGAAAGACAAGTGGCTAGTGACCTGCGAGAAGTGCGGAGATATGTGGCATCTCAAAAAGACATCCAACCACCCCGGCAATATTCTAAGTTTGCTGAACCACGCCTTCAGCCACAACAAGTAACTGGAGCATCACCCCCATGGACATCCCGACCACCTACCTCTCCCTGCACGACGTCACCGGCCTGCGGGCCGCGGCGCTGGCGTCGCTCGACACGCCGCTGATCCTGACCGTCGACACCAAGTACGGCCCGATGCAGATCAGCATCTACCTGAACCCGAACGACCCGGCCAAGGTCGAGCTGCTCGCCGACGCCATCAACGCGGCGATGAAGGAACCGGCTACTCCGAAGGTGGCCTGTCCGATCGAGGAAGCCGCCTACAAGGCCCATGACGACTACTGGAGCCGCCTGCGCGCGGATCTCGACCGTTGCCCCATCGAGGCGGAGACACGCCGGTGACATATTTGGTGACAGTAAAAAGAACGATAACAACCGTGGTCAGAGTGGATGGGGCCGCGTCCGCCGTGGCGGCGCGCAGACGCATCATGAACTACGGCATTGTTGAAGCCGTCTCCGACTTTCCTGTGGTCGAGGAAACCATGGACGCGATAATAGTACCGACGCAGAAGCACTTGGTGGCGAAACATGCTTGACACCCGCAGTGAAAACACGGTCCTGCGCGACCTGTATATCTCCCAGTGCTTTGTCTCCGACATACAGGAGGTGATGGAACGCGTGCATTACTCGCATTCCATTTTCGGCGTGACCACGACGCTATGCTACGCTGTAGTGGACTGTGGCGACATCGTCGGCGGTGCCATCTTCGGCAAGCCAGCGGCCTTCAACGTGAGCCGTAAATACGACAAAGGCGAGCCATTACTGGAGCTGCGTCGCTTCGTGCTGGAGGACAGGCTGCCGCGCAACAGCGAGAGCCGGGTCTTGGGGATGATGCTTCGCGACCTCAAGCGCGAGGGCATCAAGCGCATTCTAAGCTACGCCGACCCGGCGCACGGACACACCGGCGTGATCTACTCGGCCACCGGCTTCACCAAGGTCGGCGTAACGCACGCACGGAAGCACGTCATGTGGAAGGGCAAGAAGTACCCCGACCGCAACATCCACCAGACCAACTTCCCTTTCCATAAAGAGATCCGCGCCGCGATCGCCAGCGGCGAGGCCACGCGTGTCACCATCCCCGGCAAGAACATCTGGCTAAAGGAACTATGAAAGTGAATTACGACCTGACCTACATCCTCGCCGCCACCATCACGGTCGTGATCCTGATCACGATCTACGCGGCCATCATCTCGGAATGGAGGGCCGGATGAGCGGCAAATACTCGATCTGGAAGGACCAGCGCACCGGCGACTACGAGGTGGTGCGCTGGGAAGGCACCAATTTCGAGATGGTGGTGCAGGCCAACATCAAAACACGGGAAAAGGCGGTCAAGGCCAAGGCGATCTGGGAAGAACGCGAGGCCCGCCGCGAAAAGAAAGCGCCCGGTCGGGGGGCCTGACCGGGCGCTATAGGTAACTGATCACCATCACATGATCGCGCTCAAGGTAGCGCGAGGAAGGCTAGGATACAATGGTTAGCGTGGTTCTGTTGAACGGCGGCACGCCGGATACGGTTGGGTTGATCCCGATGTGGCTCGACAAGGACGACCCGCGGCCGGCGCGCGAACAGCTCAACGAGCACTATGCCCACGGCGGCGGCTGGCGGCCGTTCAAGGGGTTCGTGCTGCGCAAGGACGGCGGCATCAAGTATCCGGGCGATCCAACCCATAAGCCCCGCGCCGCCATGATGCTGCGCGACGAGCTGATCATGATCTACGACCACGGCTGGGTGCTGATCCGCCAGAAGGACGGCAGCTTCGAATGCTGTAGAATGGACTAGCGCCGCACGTCGCAGCGCGCAATCTGCACCAGCGTGCGCGCCATGTTCTTGCAGGCAATCTCGGCGTTGCGCGCCTCGATCTCGGCGCGCGACGGCACCCGGTCGAAATTGCTGTTGATGTAGAGCGCCTCCTCGGTGGTGAGGCAGCCGGTCAAGAGCAGCGGCAGTAACAGTGAAGCCTTCCACATGGTTACCCCCAGATGATCTGCGCGCCAAGCGCGAGCAGGGTCACCACGATAACCGCAAATAGCGCCAGCCACCAATGGGCAACATACATGACCTAACGGACTGGCGAGCCGAACACATGCAGGCCCAACAGGCCGATCAGGATGAACAGCACCAGCCAGCTGCCGAACGGTGCCCACGGCGCGTTGGCGGGCCGCCACGGGTTCATGCCCCAGCCGCCGAAGATAAGCGTGATCACCCACAACAGCCAGAACCAGATGCCTGCACTCATGTCGGCCTCCTACTTGGTTGTCTCCATCAGCTTGCGTACTTCCGCGCACGTCTCTTTGACCGTGACGTACTTGCCGTCGGTCATGTTGACCTGACACTGCACGCCCTTGGCAAACGCATTGTTGGTCGGCTCCGGGTTGCGCAGGTTGGTGATTGTCGCCGTGTTCAGATCAATCGGTGTCCCGGTCGCTGAGTGCAGGATGATCATCACCAACAGGATCATCGCGCCTCCAGCGCCTCGATCCGTACCATTGCTTCCTGCAACGCCTTGGTCAGGGCGGCGATCACGGTGAAGGGGTTCGGCGACTGAATGGTGTCGGGGCTGTCCTTCTCGCCGGATGCCGCACTGGGCGTCAGCGTTGCCTGAAGTTCATGCGCGATGAAGCCCCACCGCTCGATGTCGTCAGCCTCGACCAACGGGCCGGTATTGACCTCGCGCGGTTTTGCGTCGGGGTTTCCTTCCGCTTCCTTGCGCGCCTTCAGGACTTCCCCCGCGACGAACTTGACGTGGCTCGGCGGCGTGAATTGTGCCTGCGTGTATTTGATCGGGCGCAGCGCCTTTACCGTCTCCCACATGCCGGGCAGATCGATGATGTCCTTCTTGATACGATAGTCGGAGGCAATCGCGATGTTGCCCACGTTGGTATTGTCGATCCACAGTTGGACACCGGGGTAGAAAAGGTTGAAGGCGTTGGAGCCAAGGCCCCCGCTGATGCCCGGTCTAGTGTTATAGCCGGTGGCTTGTACCGTGCCGTTGACTGTGGCGGTACCACCAACGGTCATCCCGTTGCCGTTGACGATCAGCGAGCCGCCAGTAAAATTAAAATTAGATCCATCATAACCAAAATATTTAGTAGCAGCAGCGTTAAGATAAACATAACCATTTTGCGCCATCAAGTGAGCGGTCGACGTGATACCTTGCGCCGTAACGCCCCCAGTAGCGGCAATTGCATTGACATTTATGTTTCCTCCAATCCCCACCCCGCCCGCAACCGTCAACGCGCCCGTGGTAGGAGAGGTGGAGGCGGCGGCGGATGGAATACGCACCGTCTGGTCGTTGTGAAGGATCAAGGTTGAAAGTGGCGTGCCGCTGGTGCCGGTGCGGAACCACAGCGCGCCGTTGCCGTCAGCGCCATAGCCCGCCCAGTTGGCCCCGCCGCCGTAGGTGACGATGGAGGCGTTAGCCGTCGTCATGGGGTTGAAGTCGGCGTTTAAGCCTCCGATAGTGCCAATCATGTGCGGGAGCACTGCGTTCGCCGTTATCGACCCTTTGACCGTGATGGCAGAGCCTGCGCTCCCGATCATCACCTCGCCCGCGACCGGGTTGATTTCCAGCGGCAGCGCCGTCCCGGCGGAATTGTTCGACTGTAGCCACGCGCTGTAGGGCGAGGCGGGCCTGCCGCCAATCGACAGCGCGCCGTAGCCGCCATTTGCACTGGAAAAGAAAGCGTAGGCGTCGGTGGGGGCGAGCGAGGGCGCGTTTTCCTTGCCCTGCACATACAACGCCATTCCGGCGGCGCGCGTGATCTGTAGGTTGCCCGACATCGCGTCGCCCGTCACATTGACGTAGGCGGCATCGAGGTCGGCGGTGGAGCCTGCCTGCTGTGCCCACGCGCCCCACACGCCTGCCGTTTTTTGGCGGACGTAACGATGACCCGGAGAAGCCTCAAACAGATCACGCGCCTCGATCACCATGTAGGCCGGGTCCACATAGGAGTAGCAAATGCCAGTAAAGGCGTGGTCCGCCACTGGCGCGCTGGTTGCCCCCGCCGCCGAATAGAACGACCCCGGCATGAACGCGAAGCTGTCGAAGTTGGTGACCGGCCCCTGCTTGGCGATCTCGCCCGACAGTGCGATCATCGCATCGTGCGCGTTGTTCGCGCCTGTGCCACCGGCCACGATGGGGCGCGGCGTGTTGAGGTCGAGCTCGATGTCGGAGATCTCTCCGTTGTGCACGGTGCTCTCGATCGTCGTGCCCTCGACGACGTCGGGGAACGGCTTGACGTAGATACCTGAACCGTCACGGGGCATTAGGACAACTCCTCTACAGTGCCGTCAGGCAGCACGCGGTACGTCGACGGGATAGCCTGCCGCTGCTCGAGCTCGCGGCGGCGCGCCTCCATCGCCGCCTCGATCATGCCGCCACTTGGCGTACCGATCGGCCTCGCGAAGGGATTGGCGGTGAAGTTTTTCGGCAGGGTATCGAGGCTCTGCTGCGCCAGGGGCGACTGCATGCGAATGGCGTTGTCGGCCTCGGCGGCAATATTCCGCGCGCCGCGGTTGGCATAGGACCGCGCCGCAGCGCCGGCTACAGCGGGTACGGCCGCCGCCGCCGCCAGGCCCGTCGCCAGTGCGGGGTGACCGGTGGCGATCGCCGTACCGGCAGCACCGAAGCCGCCCAGCAACCCACCGCCGCCCACGCTCGGCGACAGCGCGTTGCCGATGCTCTGCGCGCGATCGATGCCGGGCGTGGCGCGATTGGCCGACCGCAGGATATTGGCTTCGGTATCACTGAAGCCGCGTCCCTCGCCTTTGCCCGCCTCGATTTTGTTGATCAGACGCGCGATGTTGGTGCGCTGCTGCTCCGCGGACAGATCTGGTCCCCTGGCCTTGGCGATGTTCAGCTCGGCGGTCGCCTCGTCCTTGCCGGTGACCGCTTCCGAGTGTCGCGCCTGGCGGTAGTTGCCGACAGCGCCGCGGACGCTCTCGGGCGCGTTCGGTGGCAGGTTCTGCTCGACGAAGCCAAACACGTCATTGCGCAGTGCCTGGTTGGCCGCCGCAGTTGGCCCGCGCAGCCCCTGACCGCTCAGTTGTACGCGCAAGGCATCGACGTCCTGCGACGTTACGAACGGCGCATTGCGCACCCGGTCCAGCTCCTGCTGTATGACCCTGTGCTGCAGCTGCGCGCTCTCGGGAACGTCATGAAAACCCTGCCGCAGCAGGTTCTGCGCGGCGTCCTGCAGCATGGTGCGGTACTGGTCGCCGCCGTACATCTGTCCGCTGTTGCGATAGGCATCGAAGCCGGCGGCGGAGGCGGTATCGAGTGCTTCGGCACTCGGCGCCTGGATGCCTCCTCTGCCGACCCGGCTTGCGACGGCACCCGGTCCGTAAGTAAAGGCCGCCCCCAGCCCGCCGCCAATGTAGTCGGGGTTGCGGGGGTCGGCCGGGATCCTGCCGGTGCGGACATCGTAGGTGAAATCGAACGGCTTCTTGAACGCGCCCAGCAGCCCGGCGTTGGGGTCAAACGTGACGTTACCCGTCTCGTCCTTGCTGAACGGCAGAATGGCGCCCTGATATGGCCTGGTCGGCTCGCGCGGCGCCGGTGGCGGCGTGTAGCCGGGCACGCCAACAAATGGGTTGTCGTTAACCGTGGCGGGTTGGCTATTTGCGCCGGCGCGGCGGAACAGCTCGGCGGCGCTGAGATCCGTGTCGTCAGTCATCGGGGCGCTCCATCCGGCGCTTGTGGCGCGCCAGCTCCAGTTTCGCGGCACCCGGTCCGTTCAGGCGGTCGAACTCGGCAATGACATCCGGCCGGTTCTGGTGGTCGATCAGCACTTTCCGTAGCTCGGGCGTGCCGATCTCCGGCGTGTCGACCTTGAAGAAGCGATGCTGCGGGTCGCCGCGCAGATACTGCTCGCGCAGCGCCTCGTAGTTGCCGACCTTGCCGTGCAGATCCTCCTGCATCACCGCGATGATCCGGCGTTTGGAGGCCTCCTGCATATCCGGCGTGCCCTGCAGGCCTTTCGCCTGCGCCACGTCACCCTCCGACACACGCGGATCCTTGCCGTTGACCAGCATGATGCCGTAGCTGATCGTGCGGTCCATTGCCTTCTGGTACTTCTCGCTTTCGTTGGCGATCTTTTGCGCGTCCTGGCTGCCGATCTTGGCCGCAATCCTCGCCGCATTGAGCTTGGCGTCGGCGCCAAAGCCGGAAACAACGGCACCGCTGTCGAGGGCCTCCCTGGCGATTGAGACATCGCGGAGCATGGGGGCAATCTTGTTGACCTGCTCTTTCTCGGCGGCGAACTCTTTCAGGAACGGCTCGCGCTCGCGCCCCGTTCGTTGATAGAACTTGTTGGTGAGCGCCGCAGTCTCAGCCTCGGCGCTGACCTTGGGCAGCCCCAGCCGTTCACGTTCGGCTTCGAGCAGGGTTTTATCGGTGGTGGCACGTTGCTGCGGCAGGTCCATTCTATACTTGGTTTCCTGCTCCTGCTCCTTCAGCCAGTTTTGCTTCCTGATCTCATAGTCCTTCAACCTGTTTTCGTAGTCCGAACCGAGCCGCGCCCGCTCGGCGTCGATGCGCTGCTGCGCCGCCGCCTTGATGCGCGGATCGATGTCGGCATTCATAAAACGCCGGTTCATATCCACCTCGACCGGCCCCATCGTCGGCTTGACTGGTGGCTCAGGCATCGGCCGATCGCGCGGTACATACTCCTCAGGCGGCCGGGCGCGCACTTGCGGCGGCTGCGGTGCGGGCTGGATCTGTGGCGCGACCTGCGGGAAGCCGCCGCCGGGCAGGATCGGCTTGACGTCGCTGGCGACCGGCGGAAATGGGCTCGGCGGCGCGGCTTGCGCTACTTGCGGCCCAGGCTGCGGTGGCGGCACGAAGGGTTGGGGAGGTTGGAGCGTGCGTTGCTGCACACTGTCGGCGACCGATGCGCCGGCGGGCCCGGTCAACGCGCCCGTGATCGGTGGCGCGTCGCTCTGGATGTCGCCGGTGCGGCTGGCGGTCGGCGCAAAGGCCGGTGGCGCGGCCGGGCGGGTCATGCCGGTGACCTCAGATAGCCGCGCCTCCTGCGTGGCGTCCGCTGACGTCGGCGGCGTGGCCGCGGTGCGCGGCATCGAGGCCGCCGCGATCTGGTCGCGAATCCCGCCGCCCGCGCCAGGCATGCCATAGAAACCCATGATCTTTTGCGCGGCGGCCTGCGGACCCAGACCTCCAGCATTGTTGACCGCGAGATTATAGGCCGGCGCGTTGCCGGCCCCGGTCAGCATCTTGGCCGCAGTGCCTGCACCCTGCTGGTGCGCGAGCGCCAGCTCGGAGGGGTTCGGCGGCCGGCCGAGTGCCTTCTCCAGCACGGCGGCGTTGTCGTCGGTCAGGCGGTTCGCCGCCACGATCGACTTGTCGACGTCGAAGCGGGCGTCGCCTGGAATGCCGTATTGCGCGCCGGTGCCGCGGGTGAACTGGAACGGCCCCGCCGCGCCGGTTGAGGAAACCTCGGTCGGGCTCTGCGCCTCGCGCCCGGCGAGGTGACCGAGATAGGCGCGCCGCTCGGGATCCGGCACCAGCCGCTCCAGCGAGGCGGAGAGGTAGGCCGGCGGCGGGCGGAAACCGCCCAGCTGGGTAACGCCGGAGGCAGCCGACGCCAGAGCGGGTACCGCCGAGGGCGCAGCGGCGACCGGTTCTGGCGCGTCGGCTTCGGCGCGCGGGCCCGTCGCAGCCGCAGCCGGCTGATCCATGCCCTTGATAATCTTGTCGCTGGCCGCACTCTCGGCGGCGGCTTGCCGCACGGCGGCCTGCGCGGTAAACGCGTCGCCCAGGCTGTCGCCGATCGAGTACAGCCCCTCACCGAGTGTTTTGGGCGCGGTAGCCTTCTTCATCAGCATCGCCAGCGCGATGCGACGGCGCATGTCGAGCGCGCTGAACGCGCCGGTGCCGCCACTGCCTGTATCGAGCAGGCCCGAACCCAACCCGGCCGTCCAGTCGGTCAAAGCCATCACGCTGCCCTCAATATGCTGCCCATCACCTTAGCCGGATAAATGTGCTTGACGCCCTTGCGCGTCGTGACCGCGCGCGGCTCGATCTTTTCGACGTCCTGCGCCATCGGCCCGACATGCGTGGTTGAGGCCGGGTCGTCCTTGTAGGCGTACTGATAGATCGGCAGCTCCTTCGGCTCGCCGTCGTGGCCGGCCGCGAACACCGTGCCCATCTTCGGTCCGACGTCCTTGACGCGCACGTCCGACATGATCGCCGCACCGCCGAGCTTGCCGCCGAGGCCGAGCAGTCCGCCCATCGTCGACTGCCAATTCGAGTTGGCGGCCTGATAATTCTGGCTCTGTTGCGCAAAATTCTGGTTGATCAGCCCGCCGATGTCGGTGGTGGCGATCTGGCTCTGCGGCGAGTTGAGCCAGTTCGGGTTCTGCACCTGGCTGCCGCTCATCAGCGCCGAGATCTCGTTCAGCGGCTGGTTGCGCTGCTGGTACTGCTCCTGCATGTACTGATTGCGCGCCGCGTTCTGCGCGTTGAAGCCGCTCTGCTGCTGCGCCAGCTGCTGCGCCAGGCCGGCATTGCCGAAGCCGGCCAGGGCCGCGTTCTGCGAGTTTTGCTGCTGCTGCGCGGCGTTGGCGAACGAGCCGGCACCGAGCATCTGGCTGTAGTTTTGCAGCTGCGCCTGGTTGGCGAACTCGCCGCGGCCCTGCGCCTGCTGGTAGGCCTGCATCTGCGCGGCATTCTGGAAACCCGCCTGTTTGGCGGCCATGTCGTTCATGCGCGCCTGCTCTTGGCCGGCCTGGCTGATGGCGCCGAACCGCGTGTCGGTGGCCTGGCGGTTATAGTCGTCCATCGCGCTGGTATAGGCCTGGCTGCCGTAGCGAATGCCTTGATCCGCAAGGCGCTGCTCGATGTTGGTGCGCTCGCGCGCCAGCTGCGGGTTCATCCGCGCCATCAGGCTATCTTCAACGCGCTGGCGATCGGCGGAGAAGTTGTCCTCCGGTCCATAACTGCGCGTGATGTCGCCGGCGTCGCCGAACGTGCTTTGCGCCTGCCCGTAGTCGCCGAGGCTCGACTGGATTGGCCCGCCGGTGTCGTAGCTGGTCGCAGCCCCGGGCACACCCATGATGCCGGCGGCGTTGCCGGCGCCAGGCGCGCCGGCGCCAGGCTGGAACGCGGTGTTAAGCAGACTGGAGATGCTGGCCGACTGTGAATTAGCCAGGCCGGCCAGGTTCATCTTGGCGGCGTCGGTCTGCGAGCGGATCGCCTGGCTCTGCGGCGACAGCGACTGCGTGCTCGTAAAGGTCGGGATCTGGTAGGTCTGCCCGGTCGACGGATCGGTCCAGCCGTAATTGCCGGTGACGTCATAGCGCAGGCTGCCGTCCGGCGTGTTCTGGTTGACGTTGTTGAGGAACGCGTTCGCCACCCCCGTCGAGACGTTGGTGCCGGTCTGCGCGGCCGCGGTCTGGTAGGGATTAGGAGGCGTTGGAGCATCCGGTTTCAAAGGCGTATCTCCTCAATAACCTTGCGGCATTGGCGCTTGCTGCTGGGGCATCGGCTGCTGTGGCATCTGCGGCGCCGCCCCCATGGCGCCCATCGCCTGCGCGCCCGGCTGCGCCATGCCTTGCATGGGAGGTTGTGGCGGCACCCCAGGCGAGAGTGGCATCGCGGCTGGCGGCATCCCGCCGCCGACTGGCGCGCCTTGCGGCGGCGCGCCTGGCGGCGGCATTTGCGGCGTGCCCATCTGCTGCATGGGCTGCTGCGGCAGCTGCGGGATCTGGGTCTGCGGCTGCGGCTGCGCGATGTTCATCAGCGCGCTTGCGATGCCGTTGCGCTGGCTGTTCTGGGCAGGGTTGAGGTATGCGGCGGACATCAGGCAGCCTCCAGGGGGAGCGACAGCTGCACCGGAGCGGCGCTGCGATGCCGTTGATTAAATCGATTTGCGACCCAGTCCTCGATCGTCAGCGTGCCGATCACACCGTCGCGATCGCGTCCGAGCATGCGCGGCACCGGGATCAGGCTGTAGCCGAAACGCGACATCATGTAGAGCTGCCGCTCGTCGTCGGCCGGCACGCGGTTGACCACCATCTGGCAGCGCAGCTGCAGGAACGGGTAGCCGTACATCTGCCGCAGCGTCTCGCGCGTCATCCAGTAGCGGCCGGGCAGTGCTGCGCCACTGATCTCGATCACGCCCGCCTCGGGCTGGAAGCCGTGATAGACCAGGCCGGCGATCAGGTGACCTTGCTCGTCGATCACGCCGATCGCGGCCGCGGCCTTCGGCAGGCCGCGGCCGTGGCAGTCGGGGATCAGCGCCGCCACGAAGGGCGCGACGATCTCGGGGTGGTCGTAGACGTAGCGCAGCATCGATCACTCCTCTACCAGGGCGAGTTTTCGCCGCCGGGGCCGGGGCCAGGGCCGGGAC